GCTGGGCCGATAAGCGTTACTTTGTTAGTACCGTTATCGCTATCTTCAAAGAACTCAATAAATCCTGCGCTAGTAGCAGCGTTCTTTAGCTGTAATCCAGCAGTGACAACAGGAGTCGTTAGCGTTTTATTGGTAAGGGTATCAGTGGTAGCTTTACCTACCAGTGTATCTGCGGCGGCGGGTAAGACCAATGTAACGTCTGCCGTAGCTGCTGGCCCAATGAGCGTTACTTTATTGGTGCCATTGTCTGAGTCCTCAAAGAATTCAAGAAACCCTGCACTAGCGGCAGCATTCTTTAACTGTATACCCGCATTTGCTATAGGAGTCGTTAGTACAGGAGTTGTTAGCGTTTTATTGGTAAGGGTATCAGTTGTAGCTTTACCTACTAAAGTGTCTGTAGCCGCAGGTAAAGTAACTGTAACATCTGCTGTAGCCGCTGGGCCGATAAGAGTTACTTTGTTAGTGCCGTTATCGCTATCTTCAAAAAACTCAACAAACCCGGCACTTGTAGCAGCATTTTTTACTTTTAAGCCAGCGTTAGCTGTTAGATTACCCGCAACAACTACATTAATAGTGCCTGTTGGTATCGTAAGAACATCGCCATCAGCATCGTTCTTTAATGTTACGTCAGATGTAGAACCTTGACCCGTAACAACAATACCATCTGCTGATGCATAGCCTATAGCTGCTTTATCTCCGGCGGCAGTGTCTCCTAGTACATTTACGGTACTAGCTACATGAAGGTCTCCAGCGACAGATAAGTCAGTAAGGACATCAAATACAGCCGCCCCGCTCCCCGCCCCATCAGTAGCAATAGCTTTGGTTTGCCCTGCCGCGATTGCTACATTAGCCCCAGAACCTTGGCTCATAGTAAGGATAGAATTAGTATTGTTCTCTACAAACCATACTTTGTTTATAGTATTAGGTGCTAGGGTTACAGTACACGCTTGCCCACCGCCCGTTATCTTTAAATAAAGAGAGCGTAGCTCACCATTAGTAGCCGTCCCGTCAGGCATAGTTATAGTGGCGGCTGAAGCATTGGCAATTGATTTGCTTGCAAGTCCCATCGCATCGCCAATCAACTCTAGGTTAACATTCGTTTCCGTACCCCACGTACCCGAAGATTCGCCTGTACCAATCTCTTTAAGTCTTAAATCGTTAACATAAGTCGCCATTACATAAACCTCACGCGGCTATTTCTTGCCAATTAGTGTTGGGCTGAGACGTATCTATCAGTCCCCATACGTTTGTTGTTCCTACCTCACCTGTAGCTGAAACACCTGTAACTGTAAAAGTTAGGGATATTCCTACTATAACGCTACTTACTGCACCTGTAGCTGCAACACCTGTTACCGATACATTGCATATAGGAGCCGTAGCTACAGTACCTAGTGCGGTAGTTCCTACTACCCCAGTGACATTAATATCATCGGGGGTACCCCAACCATCTACTCCCCAGCCACCCCGTCCCCAACCAGTAACATTTGACACTATGCTATCCTAATAATCGCATTGCTAGCATTTACTGCGGGAAAAGTAATTGTAAAGTCACCTGCGGTTGCTGTCTTGTCTGCACCAAAGTCTAATACACATACGGAAGTATCTCCTGTAGTGTCTTCGTTGTATATTAATGCTCCCCTAGCAGTAAGCGTAGCTGTGCTAAAAGTACATACTCCAAAACTTGTAATACCTGTAGTACCATCTGCGCTAGGATCTACTCTAGTCAGAGAATTTCCTTTAGCAGGATAGTTAGTACCGCTACTAGATACTTCATTGCTAGTAGTGTACCCAGCAGTAGCTGCGCCTAATGACGCAGAATTAGTATACAGAGCTAACTTAAAGGTATCTCCGCCACTATTTAAAAAGTTGTGCTTGCCCTCTAATAGTTCTTTCTTAAACGAGGTACACATAGCCTGTGATATAGCCATTACAATCTCCTGATGATCTTAGCCATGTCTTTCTGTTGATTTTGATCGAGTAACGCCGCAAGTGTGGTTCTGTCACTTTTAATCGCTTCGCTCATATAATACTTTACTGTGTTAAATACTTGAAGTTTAAATGCTTCTGCTTGTTCTTTTATCACAGGGTGACATTCTCCACCTACAGATACTATCTGCTGTGTAGCTATATTAGCCCAAAACTCAGGATCATGTCCTTTGTTGTTGGTAGTGGTCACGTCTACTGAACCAATTTCTGTAACTGCTAAATCAAACATATTACCCCACGGGCTGTCTGTATTGTCCAGAACGATATGTATCTTCCTTTAACCTACCGTCTCCAAGATTCTTTAACAATCCTATAGAAAGTAAATACTGTTTTTCGTACATAGCTACTGTATCTGGCTCTCCTTTTAGGAATCGTATAGCTTCCATCAAAGCCCCATTAAGGAGCGCGGAATCAAATTCGTTACCTAGCCACGTAGTACCAGCGGTAACTATTGACTCAGGATAATACCCATAATGTAACTCTACGTCATAAATAACATTAGGAGTTGGCCCTAACAAAAAACTAGTCTGGCTAAAGTAAGCATAATGTTTAGGTAGCCCTGTAGTCGCAGGTATCGGGTAAGCCTCTCGTAGGAAGTTAACGTCCTTATTTAACAAGTACGTAAATGACCCACTAGAATCAATGACCGCCAAGCTATAAGTATACAAAAAATCAGTAATAGGCACCGTTAAGTACTGGTTGTCTGCTTGAGTACGCCCAGTTACATTTTTACGTAATGCAGGTATCTGCACAGAGCTATATATTTTCTGTTCCGCCTGTTCTGTGAACAGAGCAAGTTGCGCGTCAGTAAACGAATTTTCACATATATCTGCGATATTCGTTTTTAACTCTGTATAAGTCATGGACATAAATTACCCCATAGGGCCGCGAGCATATATACCTTTTGTGGCTGCTCCAGTACCACGAATTTTAATCTTGCGGGAGGTATCTTTTTTGACCGGCCCCCCGTTCTTATAACCAGTCATTTTTTTCTTAGGCTTCATCTGCATGCTAATACTCCTGTTAAACCGTTACTGTAACTGTACCTACACTACCTGTAGCTACTAAGGTGTTAGGTGTAAGATCGAATGGGTCTACACCACCGCCTACTGGATACCATCCCCACTGTATGTTCCTACTACTATTGGGGCCAGACTCGCTTATACTTCTGTCAGGACGAGGGTTACGTATAGCTTGTGGGTCATCTACTGGGAACTCACCTAACTTTAACTGCGGGTGATCAGTGTTCCAGCACTCTATACACGCTTTTAAGTTAGTATCAGCCCCTTTTACTATTAGACTACGCAACTCTCTTAGCTTATATTGAAATCCACATACGTCACACTCAGCTATGGCACGTTTGTTTGATGCAAACCTGTTGCTCATTACACATACCCAATACGCGGTACAAAGCGGGCTGAAGCCTTCTCCCTGTCTTCGCCAGCGGCGAGTGCAAATTGCTCATCGTATACTGCTTTTAACATCGGTATCCTCGGCGCAAGCTCTGGATCTTTCATAGATATACAATAGGCTAACCCTGCTACTAAGCAGGGTAAGAATCTAAAATTCATGTCTGCTGTCTCAATACCACTACCTGCATCTTGTATACGCCGCATTCTGTAGTACTTAAACACATAGTCATTGCTGTCTGGTACAGGCCACACGTTTATTTTAGGGTGGTCGCGTAACCGTTCAATCCAGACCTGTATGGGCCTACCTTGCGTTAACTTGTTAGGGATAGAAGCATAAGTACTTACACTAATACGCCCTATGTTGAGATCCGATTGTGTTGCCGTAACACCGCTATTAGTACGTATGACTTGCTCAAGCAAATCTATAGTATCTACGGGTAAGTCATACTCAGATATGCCTTTAATAAGACTTACCGCGCCTTCGTCTATAGTCCAAAGGTTAATGCCACGGTTCTGCCACTCTATGGTCATTAGGTTCATAGAACGACGAGCGGTACGTAAGTCATACCCAGAACGCATTTCTCGACCCGCACGTTCCCATGCTTCTTCAGCTATTTCTGTGAAGTCCATGTTAAATGCATGAGTGCCTGATGTAGTCATATTACTTACCTGACTTCTTGGCTTTAGCTTTGGCCCTAGCGGATAGTTGGCTCATATGAAATAGCTTAACACTAGTCTTGGTGTGAGACTTATTGGTGTGCAAAGTGCCATCAGACATCTTATGGCTAGAACCCTTATGCTCAGTACCGTCTTTTTTGTAATGCTTTACACCTTTCATGTTCTGTACCCCTATACGTAGAGAGTTTTTTTACGTCTGCTTTCCTGTACTTGTCCACACCCAGTAGCAATAGACCTCTTACCTCTGGCAAGGCCACCTGTACGTAGTTTTACAGTAGCGGGCTTTGTGTTTTTAACTACCGTCTTCCCCTTTGAACCTGCGCGTTTCTTCTTCTTAGCTGTAGCTGCTCTCTCGCCCTTACTAAGCGACTGCGCCTTGCTCCTAGGCAAACATCTGTCAGGGTTCTTCTTATCTTTAGATGTGCCACACTTTCCCTTAATCTTACCGTCTGTACCGATACGAACCCAGTCTTGGTCTACCCATTTTTTAAGGTCGCCCATTACTTCTTACCCTTTGATCCCTTCGCATAGTTCGGATCTTTGCAATACTTGGATGCCGCCATGTTCGCGTATGCAGAAGGATATGTATCAAAGGTGCGTTTCGCCCACGCTTTACCTTTAGGACATATCTTCCCACCGGACTTATAATACCTACGCATTAGCGCATTTTAGCAGGGCGTACACCCTTACGAGCAATACCTGCGCCACGAACTTTAGTTTTCTTAGCCGTACCACCTTCCTTCATCATAGTAGGAGCGCCCATACCAGCCATACCACCCATGTTCATTTTCTTTGGGCCGCGTGGCCCCGCAACTACGTTTGGAGCAGTATTTGGGCGTTCAAGTAGCCTCTTACCCATTGGTGGATCTTGTCGTGGTGTGGGATTCCGTGGTGTACTTCTTGGACTACCACCCATGTTCATTTTCTTTACGCCGCCACCTTTGTTCATTTTGCCTACACCATCAGCAGCGTAGTCAGGAACCATTTTACCGTCTTTACCTTTTACCATATTTAGCTTACCACCAGCTTGATAAGCTGCTTTGGTCATGCCACCACCCATAAGTTTAGTCTTGCCACTTTTCTTCATATTCATCTCACCTTTATTAGGGGTTATAAACTTACCCTTTTGTTTTTTGTTGGTTTTTTCGTTCATATAATCACGCAAAGACTGCCCCGGAGCTAGGTCTTCTTTACTTACTGCCGCCATTTTTTTACCGTTCTTTTCATAGTACAAAGACCCAGCTTTTTTAGCTGCCGCCATGCTTTTGTACTGCCTAAAATCGGAAGGGGTTTGATCTGATTTTGCTTTAGGAGGCGGGGTCGTTGGAGTTGCAGGTTTATCCGCTACAACTTTTTTACTATCCGCTTTTACTTTATCAGCTTTCTTACCAAGAGCTTTAGCTTCTTGTCCGGCTTTACGTAGGTTAAACCCTTTACCTACAGGCTTGGAGTCTTGGGCCTTAAAGTTAGGAGGGGTTTTTTCCTCGACTTGCTCAGGCGGTTTAGTATCTTTTTGACCTTTTGGTTTCGCAGCATTCTTACTTGTTCGCCTTTTATTCTGCTCTGCACGACCTTGGCTTAAATCTGAGGTAGTGGTTTTTCGGTTTGTTAAAAAATCAAACATACCCATTATGTTATTCTCCTAACATTTCCATCGTCGCCTAGCTTGCCTTAACCTAGAATCCGGGTCTTTGGCTGCTTTAGGGAACTGCTTCATTTGTCCCGCTGAACGCGCACAATACGATTTGCGTCTAGCGGCTCTCTTTCCTTTCGGCTTACTCTCAGTAACCGCCGTCTTTAACTTACTTCCGGGGTTATTCTTTCTGTACTTCGCTACACCTTTAGCAGTCATGCCCGCGCCAGACTTAGTAGGGCGTTTATCGCCACTACTAATGGACATACCCTTCATGCCCTTGCCTTTACGGACTTTACCGCCCTTGGCGTAGTCTTTACGCATAGAAAACTGTCAAAGAAGACAGCGTAGTTTGCGTATACACCACATACCCTCCAGACTTAAATAGTAAGCCATCATCAGGTATGTCAGGATATTCCGTAGAGTTTGCCGCTGCACAGGTATTAAACTGCATACGAATGTTGCCAGTAGCACTAGTCTCTCGGAAAGTAATAGTACCTGCTGTGCCAGTGTTCACCGCATACATACCTTTAAGCCGCATACGGCCTGCAAACATAGTCACAGCAACAGTAGTACCTGACCCCGCAGTAACATTACCCGCAGGGTCACCCACCGCAGTGATAGAAGCTATAGTAGCGAATATCTGTGCCCCCACAGCGGTATCAGTGTTTGCACCTGTTATAGACTCTGTAGCGGCTGCGCCTAATTCATCCGTTCCTACAACAGTAAAGGAGATACCGGAGTCATCTGCCGCACTAAGAATAGTAACATTCCTAGGATGGTCAAATGTAACCGCGCCCCCAGAGGCTAAAGCTCCACCTATCACAAGTGCAGCGTTATTACCTACAGCGGCGGCTACAGATATACCATTAGGGTCGGCAATAATGGCGGTTATAAATGTCGAGTCAACATCCGAAGACATAAATTACTCCTATAAAATTAGCTATTACGCTGCAAACACAAATGTACCAGTAACACCTGTACCAATAGA